TTTTTACCTCCTTTTTTTTTTTTTATTTTCTTCTTTTTCCCTCCCTATTTATTTATATTATATCACATTATTCGAATTTTGTCAAGTATTTTTTTTAATTTTTTTCATTTTTTTTTCAATTTTTTTTTGGAGAAATATGATATATTAGAAAGAAGGAGTACTCCAATGGAAGAGATCAAGAAAGAATTCGAAAAAATTCTCGAGATTTCTACAACTCCTCTTGAGTCTTATGATGCTATCCAATATAATCCTGATGAGCTTATAGCTCAGAAAGGAATCGATATATATCACCGAATTGCAATTGACCCACAAGCTGATGCTTCGCTTTCATCAGTTATTTTTCCTGCATGTTCTTTTGATTTTGAAATCCAACCTAAGCCTGAAGAAAACAAACTTTCTGAGTTTATTGAATTCATTATCAATACTTGTGAAACCTCTATCTATGAACTCCTCTATTTTCTTTCCGATGCACTTCAATGTGGTTATGCAATTGTAGAAATTATTCCTTATCGAATTACTCAAGAAAAATTTCGAGGGAAGATTGGAATTCAAAAATTGAAATCGAAAGACCCACGATATTTTGATTTTGAACTTGATGATTATCTCAATATAAAAAGCCTACTTAATCTTTCATCACCTCATCTTGGAGTGCAATTGGGGAAAACAAGAAAACTGCCTCTTTCTCGTTTTCTAATAGCAATCTGGAATCAGAAATATTCATTACCTTGGGGAACTTCAATCCTCCGTTCTGCTTATCCAGCTTGGAAATCAAAAGAATTATTAATGAAATTTGCAGTAATTACTGCAGAAAATATCGCCAAAGGAAAATGGGAAGCTGAAGTGGAACAGGGGAAAGAGGAATTAGGACTTAGGATTCTGAAAAATTTGGTAGAAAAACAAGCTTATATCAAACCCCGAGGTATGATAATAGAAGAAAAAACACCACGACATCTCAAGCTTGATCATTTTTCCGAATTCTTTGATAAATTTAATGAAGAAATTGCAAAAGGTATTGCAGGACAAACACTTACAACTATTGAGGGTGCAAGCCGAGCTCAAGGACAAGTTCATCAATGGGTATTGAAATTCTTCATCCTCAAAGTCCAACGTATGCTTGAAGATGTGCTTAATACCCAACTAATCCGTCGAATGATAGATTTGAATTTTCGAAAGGAAGAGATTGAAGTCTATCCCATTATCAGATTATCATCAACTCTTTTAGAGCAACTATCAGAAAAAACAGAAAAAGATGAAGAAAAACAAGAATTCAGTGCTGAAAGACCCACAATTGAGATATTCGAGAAACTAAAAATTAAACGTAATCTAACCAAGTTTGAGCGTCGGCTTGGTATCTCATATCGAAAAATTGAAAAATTCTATGATATGCTATTGAAAGAAACTATAGATAAACTTCACCCTGAATTTCAAACTACCCGTGAAAAATTCGCTAAGAAAATCTTTCAAGCTATTACTGATCCTGAGAAAATGAAGAAAATTCAACCTGCAATGGAGAAAATTCAAGATATTTTTCATCAATGTTTTCTTACACTTCGTGCTTGGGGTATGTATCATGCAGTTCGAGAACTAGTTAAGGCGGGTTTAGAAAAATTACGGGAATATGAAGAATTTCAACAGGAAGAGTTATTTTCACCTAAGGAAGGCTTTGAGTTTTTCAGAAAAAAAATTCCCGTATCTAAACAAGAATGGGATAAGATGTCAGAAGCTGAAAGATTCCGAGCTTTCACTATTGCAGAAGCATTTTCAGCTGAAATTGCATCAGAAGCTATGAAACTTATCCCAGTTGCAATTGAGAAAACTTGGAGCTATCAGACTTTTCATTTTGAGCTTACTCGAAAGCTTGAGAATTATTTTGGCTCGGCAGAAGTCCTTTCTCCTGCTCGAGCTGAGACAATATTAAGAACTAATATGAGCACAGTATATAATCGAGGTCGAAAAGATATATATGAGCATCCCGATGTGAAAGATGAAATTGTAGCTTATCAATATTCTGCAATTATGGATGCAAGAGTTCGACCAAATCATGCAGCGATGGATGGGAAAATATTTCTGAAAGATGATCCTATTTGGCGAGAGTGGTGGCCTCCGAATGGATATAACTGCCGATGTACTGTCATCCCAATTCTGAAAGGCGAAAAATTCGAAGTTGCAGAAGCTATTGATGTACGACCTGATGAAGGATTTCGAGTATGAAAAAATATCGCTGGAGATATATTCATCATCCTTATGGAAAGAATTGGAGAAAACAACGACAATTGGTCTTAAAACGTGATCACTATCGTTGCCGTCAATGTGGAACTACTTTCAATCTTCATGTGCATCATATTGTGAAGCGGAAAAGATTTGGTAATAATGAGCTCCTTGGAAACTATCATGGCAATCTAATTACGCTATGTCAATCTTGTCATCGGAAGGTAGAAAATGAACGAAAATCTTAAGCTTTCATTCGAGCTCGATACTGAAGAACTTGAACGAATAATTCGACTTCTTGATGCAATTAAAAATGCTATAGAAGATTACATCATATCAAAAGAAATTGCTAAAAATAAGGAGAAGAAGGATGGGTATTGATAATCAAAATTTGGATCACTTCTCAAATCAGGAGTTAGTACAGCATCATGCTCGAGTTCACCAAGCATTCGCAGATGCAATTTCACACTCAGAGCCATACCAAAAATATATTCAGCTCCATTCTGAAATACTTGAGCAATACGAAAAACGATTGATGGAGCATCCTGAACGCTATCTCTTAGACCATCTTTCATTGCGACAAAAAACTGCAGATGGGTATCAAGAGAAAATTACTCTTTCTTCAATACTTGAGATACTTCCTGATGAAATCCCTGCTTGTATCGGTATATCTCTTGTTGGTTCATTGGTAGTTCAAGGTCAAGGAAACGATATTGATACGAAAATTCATGCATCTAATCCTGAATCTGACCTTGCTCGAATACTGACTTTTAAATTTTCTCGGGCATTGCCAAAAGCTTTCAGAAGACGCATATCTTGGAATTTTGAGAATACAATTTTTACAAACTATCTTCCATTATATGATTTAATCCTCCGAAAAAGGAAAAATCAAGATATTATTCCCATGCAACGAGTCACCGATCCCGAAGCTAAGAAAATGGCAGAAAAAGCTATTTTCAATAATCAAATTACGCTTGGTGAATATTTCTATCTTATGAAACCAACAAAAGCTTTTCAGCCTGAAGAACCTCAAACGCTTGAGACCTTCTTCAAATATATTGATTTTGAGGAATTCAAAAAATGGCATGTAACTAAGAAATATGATGGAGTACATGTCTCTATTCATCATCGGAAAAATGGAGAGGTCATCATATGGAGTGAAGATGGCAGTAGATTAGAAGATTCAATTCCAAAATCGGTGATTGGGGAAATACAGAAAGTCTCAAAACATCATGATGTTATATTTCTTGCAGAATTCGAGGTTTGGAAAGGCAACCAGCATCTTCCACGAGAAGCTGCAGCAGGCTATCTGCATGAAGAGGAAAAAGAAAAAGATTGGTTTCCAGTATTGAATTGTTATGATATAGTATATTTCAATAACGATATTCATGAAATGGCTCATGTAGAACGACGGAAAAAATTAGATAGCTTAGCATTTGAAGAATCAACGGTTGATGCACCCTCTGGACAATATCATATGATTCATGCACCAGAAAAAATAATTGAAAATTATGAACAACTCAAGAAAGTAATCCAAGATTGGAGAGCAAGGGAAGGCTCTGAAGGCGCAATTTTGAAAGGTGATCAATCGATATATTTCCTCGATGTTGATAGTAGAGAGCAATGGTGGAAATTTCATAATGCAGGACGAATTACAGCCGCAGTAATTGAACGAGTTCCTACAAAAGTGCCTACAGTTTTCAATTATCGATATGGATTATTAATTGATGATGCATTCCAAGGTAAAGTTCCAGCAGTCTTAGCTGGCAAATGGAAAGTTTGCGAATTCGGAAAGACATTTTCTACTGCTGAAAAACTTAATTCTGGCGATTTATTTTGGGTTGAGTTCGAGACTCTGAATATGGTTCATAATATTCCTGAAGATAAGCTTGAGTTTAGTTGCTGGTCTCCTCGATTTCTTGGGAAAAGTGAACGTACTCGACCCCATACAATTTCAGAAGCAATTAGTATTGCTGAAGAAGAATATTGTTTCCAGGAGAAAAGGATTGAAGAAGATGGAAAGATTATTTATCTTCCAAGCTAAAGATAATATTTGGATTCGAGCTGCAAAAGATGCTGAGCGGAAACCCTTATATTCTGCTGTTCTAGTTCATCATTATCGAGGACGTACTTGTCATCTTGATTTTCGTGTGAAAATGAATGATTATCTTGAAGGTTGGACTATTATGGATGAACCTGAGGGAGTGATTCGGGAATCTGTTGATACCTTGAAAGAAGCTGAATATTATGAAAAGACAGTTGATTGGAAATTCTCGCCAACTATGAATCCTGATATCCCTTGTGTTGCAACTCGAAAACCTACTCAACCAGTAATTTGGCTTAACATTCATCATCGTTATCTTGGAGAAAAAGCAATTTTTCCACCTGGTGGCATTGGAGCTACGAAATTTGAGGCGGGATTATTCTATTATGTCGACTCAGGATTTGCTTATCTAGGTTTCCGAAGAAAGGATTTCTATGAATATTTTCTTGATATGAAAAAATTCAAAGGAAGAATGGTTATCCGATATCTCCGACTTAATAAAGATTATCGCTGGCTTGCTCGAACTAATATGAAAGACCAAACTCCTTATATTCTTTCAATCCGAGCTCGCTCTAAGAAAGTTATTCCACCTGAAGATCGGAGTTGCATATACCCAAAATGGGAGAAAAAAGTTCCAAAAGAATTGCGATGGTGGAACTTAGGATTGACTGATAAGGAAAGACTTAGACGGATTGAACAATATCATGAGATTTGGTTCAAGGGGTTGCAAAATGAAAAATGAAAAAAAATCCTTGACAAATCCAGAAAAATGTGCTATAAGTACTATTAGAAATTTTCTGAAATTAGCACAAGAAAAAAAAGCATGGGGTACAATTGCTGTCAGAGTAAGAGCAGGCAAGCCGACTCTGATAGAATTTCATCAGACCCATAGATTACCCATAACTTCAGAAATCAAGAAGGATGAGTGAAGAAGAACTCCCATTCTTCTTATACTCATCTTTTTTTTTTTTAAAAAGGAGGGAAATATGTCAGAAGTTCTTGAAAAAGAATTAATTTTCCGTACAGGAAATTGGAAAGGAAGAAAATGGACAATTCGAGACCTTGACCAATTAGTCCAAAATTTCAATCGTCTCAAGGATTATTGGATTCCAGCCCTTATAATTGGTCATTCCAGAAAAGACTTAGAGAAAAGTTCAGTGCCTGCCTATGGATGGGTTGAAAAAATTTGGAGAGAGGGAGAAAAATTATTCGCAAGAATTGTTGATATTCCAAAGCAACTTGTAGATTGGATACGTAATAAACATTATCGTTGGAAATCAGTTGGAATTGATCTCCAAGGACGAGATATTGAAGGTAAGCCAATCGGATTAGTTCTTGATCATGTTGCATTACTTGGTGGGAAGCGTCCTGAAATCTTATCCCTTGGTGAAGTCCAACTCAATTATGCTTCAGAAATTGAATATGTGGAGGTGAATGATATGAGTGAAAACTATAATACTGATGCAGAAAAAGCAGAAAATATAGAAAAGAAGACAGAAATGCAAGATGAAAAATCAGAAATGCAAGAACAGAAAGAACAAGAAAAAGAAAAAGAATATGCTTACCCTTATCCCTATCCCAAAATCCCAGAAGTAGTTTGCACAAAATATATTAGACGAGAATGTACTTATACCCCCAAAAATGTATTAGAGTGCCCACTGATAAAAGAATATTTCTGTCCAATTGTTGTAGCATTCATCGGACATAAGACAAAAGAAGAGATTGAAAGAAAATATCCACATCTTGTCCCTTACTATCATCCACAAGAAAAGAAACAAGAAGAAAAGGAAAAACAAATGGTAAACCAAGTAGAAAAAGATCGCATTAGCGATCTTGAAAAAGAAAATCAAGAATTACGTGAGCGAATATTGAAACTTGAGCATGAATCACGAGTTGCAGAGATCCAAACATTCCTGAAAGAGAATCATGATAGAATTCCACCCGCTTCTTATGATATTGTAGAAGCCTTACTTCTGAATGCTGAAAATCGGAAAATTATGAAGTTTTCGGTAGGTGAAGAAGTCATAGAATCAACTAATTATGATCTTCTGAAAGAATTAATCTCCAGTTTTCCTGAATGGACGAAAGTCCAAGAGTTTGCTCGGACTCCTGATGCACACCAACCTACTAATCTTGATGATATGGAGAAAATTCATCATGCTATATTAGAAATCCAAGAAAAACATGCTTCAGAAGGCAATCCCATCTCTTATTCTGAAGCAATGAAGCAGTTTTATAAGAATCAAGGAGGTGAATAATATCAATGCATAAGAATATTTCATTTTCAGCCGATGTAGGCTATACTGCTGCATCAGATATGAAAGATAAGGCAGGATTAGCAGTGAAAATTACGACTGATGGTCAAGTTGATATTGCAACTGCAGGAGGAGGAGATGTAATTGGGATACTCATGAATGAGCCAAAGAAAGGGGCAGGTGCAGTAGTACGTATGGCAGGATTAGCAATTGCAATTGTAGGCGGCACAGTTTCAATAGGCGATTATCTTAAGCCTGATGCAAATGGAAAATTGATAAAAGCAACTGCACCTACGGCAACTATTAGTGGGACATTAGAACACTATATTGCAGTTGCACAAGAAGCAGGAAGTGCAGACCAAAAAATTACTGTTCAAGTTCTGAAAGGTGCATATACAATCTAAGGAGGTGAAATTGAATGGCAACTACTATACGTGATGCCGAAGTACAGGCATTTCCATTGTCATATGCGATTATAGAACGAAAAATCACAGGTTCAATAACCGATATCATAGCTCCGAAGGTTCAATTTCCATTAAGTGGCGGAGCATTTGAAATAGTTGGAGATGTGACAATTGAAGAAGTAATTGATGATATTGGTTCGCCGACTACCACGCCAAATACTTTTCAACGTTCACTGAAATCAGTAGCTTATAATTGCAAGTATAGAGCATTATCAGAAAGTTCCATTGACCCTGACTTGAGAAAATTGGAACTTCATCGTCCAGCTGCAGAAACAGTGCAGAATATGTTGGATTTTAATCATGAATATCGGCTTGCTAAGTTATTCTCAGATAGTGCTCAATATCCTAGTACAAATACTGTTACATTGACATCTGCTCAACAGTGGGATAATGTAACAAGTGCTGATAGTAATCCTGTTGATGTCATCGAGACAGCAAAATTGAAAATTGCAGAAGCAGGGCTTCCTGCTACACATATTATAGCAACTTCTGAAGTACTTCGCTGGATTGCTGATCATCCTGAAACAAGAAAGAGAAGAGCAGGCGGTGATCTATATAAGCCTACTCCTGATGCAATTCGTACATATTTCGATCTTATTCCAGTTGCGGCAGATCGAATTGCAGGGGGTACTAAGATTTGGGGAAAGAACTGTATAATTGCACATCTTGCCCCAAAAGGTGATGTGAAAGTACTCAATGCACAAAAAAGAGTAGCACCAGGATTTGCATATTCTCCTACTACAATAATGGAAGGAGAAAAATCAATTTGGAAAGTAGTAATATTCAAGAAACCAGGTGCAGATTACCCTGAAGTCAAGGTCGCAATAATGATAGATGAAGTTATTGCTATGCCAGAATTAGGATTTTTAGTCCAGAATACAATATCCTAAGGTGGAAGATGAACAAGGCTTATAAAGTGATCCGTAATATTTGGCATCAAGGCAAAATGCTCTATAAAAATTCTCGACTTATACTTTCAGAAGATGATGCAGAAGAATATCTCAAAGTTGGAGCAATAGAAGAAATTTCATTTAATGAGCATTGGTCGGGAGAATATAAGATGACACGAGATCCTTCCTGTCGAGGAAAAAGAAGAAAGGAAGTGAAAGAAAATGATAAATAAGATATATAAAGTGAAAAAAAATATCTGGTATAAAGGTAAAATAATACCAAAAGAATTTCAGCTTGAGCTTTCAAAAAAGGATGCTAAGGAATATCTTGAAATTAAAGCAATAGAAGAAATCATAATTAAAGAGCAAGAAAAAGAAAGAGAAAAAGAAAAGGGAAAGGAAGAAGAAGAAAAGTAAAAAGAAAAGAAGTGATAGAAAATGATTTATGCTACTTTATCCGAGCTTCGGGCTCGATACCCAAGGATTCCAACAGAATATGATTCAGAGATAGAACGACAATTGAAAAAAGCTACAGATGATATTGATACAACTCTTGGGACAACATTCGATCTTGCATATTCAAAATTGAAAAATATCTGTATTGACTTAGCTGCAGCTGCGATATTCAGTATTATTTATGAAGGAAATACTGAACGACTTGCAGTTTGGGTGACTGATATTCGAGAACGAGCTCGAACAGAACTTGAAGAAATTCGAGAAAAAGGTTATTTTTTCTCAGATGGGCAGAAGATTTCAATTCGACAATTAGAATTTCAGCCACTTGCAAGTGATGAAAAGCGATATTCAACAATGAAACCATTCGAGGTTTGGAATGATATCGATCCAGCTGAGGGGATTTTCGGAGCTATATTATAGTATCAATAGAAAAATCAGAATCTCATTCGAGCCAGTACTCCGAAAATCAGGCTTATATATGCTTACTACAGTTACAAAACGATTTGAGACTGAACATGAAAGACAATGGAAAAAATTAGGAATAATTACAGCATTGCTTCGTCGAAAAGGGCAAATAAGAAGATATAACTCTTGGGAAGATGTTGAATTAGCTCGAGAACGGCACGTAACTCTTTCAGATACAGGGCGTTTGAAGATGTCTCTGATGCCTTATCGAACGACTGCAGAAAGTATAAGAGAATATAGCCGAGATGAAGCAATAATTGGTACAAGTGTGAGATATGCACGAAAATTACAAGAAGGTGGAAGGGTAGTTTTCCGACCTGAATTCGATTGGTGGAAAAGGCTGAAACAGAATTGTACCAAGAAATTCAGAAGCCAAGCATATCCAATTATAAAGAGTATGATAGGAAAAACTTATGAAATCCCAGCAAGACCATTTTTATATTTCTCAAAGACTGATGAACGGAAAATATTAGATTTTCTGAAAGATTTCATTAAGCGAGCTTGGAGGACAAGGTGAAAATCCAAAGATATGTGCCTATTCTTCAGGCACTTCAAAAAATATTTCAAGATAACTCTTGGTTTCAAGAGAAATTTCGAGCAATATATATAATTCGAACTCCAAGCCAGATAATCCCAACTATTAAGTTTCCTTGTATACGAATTGGTCTTGTTGGAAAAACAGAAACACCATTCGCATTTCCAACTGAAGCATTATCTAGTATCAGTATCAATATTGAGATATTGCAGAAATTTTTTGATATCCAAGCGCTTACACTCGGCTCAGAAGAAATTACCTCTGCTTTTGAATTATTAGAGGGCATTGAAGAGATTATTCGAGAAAATCATTCAGTATTAGAAAACTTTCTTGATTGTCGTATTCTTTCATCGGATTTTGATATTGAAGTTTTCTCGGAAACTGAATTTATATCAGTTTCAAGAATTTCATTGCAAGGAGTACTCTTAGAATGAATATTCTATTATATATATTGATTATTTCTCTTTGTCCTACAATATCATTTGCAGTTTCAGATTTCGCAGAAACTAATCGAATCTTTTCACCTGATCGTATTCTAACTTGGAGTTATAACTCTCAACGAAATGCTCTTAATTTTATATCTGGCGAGGCAGGTCAGGTTGATGCGACTTTCTCAGAAAATATTGCATCGGGGGAGGTGATGATACATCGTGTGGAATTCGCTACTGGGACTGTCGCATTGATATATACAATGAAAGCTGGCGGTTCAGATCGTACAAGAATACGAGTTTGGTATGATGATGGCAGTGGAAAAAAGCTTATAGACTGGCATTTCACTACAGGCTCAAATCCAAATTACCAAGAGATTTTCCCAGTAGGTCTTCTAATCCCCGCTCTTAATCGAGCGGTTATAATAGAGATTGAAGTACTCAATCGTAGTGAGTATGCTCAAGATTTATACTCGAAAATCTATTATTCAATTCATAGATAAGGAGGTTTGATGTGATATGAAGAAGGCATTTGCCATTAGTATGATTCTATTTTTCACATTTGGAATTGCATATGCTGCCGATGTCGATAGTGCTCAGAATGTACGAATCGATCAGACAGGTGCTAATAATGATATTGATATTACAAGTGGCACAATTAATACTCTTGAGAATGTTGGGACAGTAAGTACAGTGACTACAGTATCGACTGTAACTCAAGTCGATAATGTATCTTCTGTGGATGCTGTAGATCTTGTGAAAGATGTCGACAATATCGATATAGTTGGTACCGTGACAAAAGTATCGGAAGTCACTACAGTCAATACTGTCAATACAGTTTCTACTGTAAATAATGTTACAACTGTCGAAACAGTGAACTCAGTATCATTCGGTACTATGACAATTCAAGATGCAACCAATGATTATCATCTTAAGATATTTTCTGATGGTGCGGCATATGTAAGAAGTTCTGCTGAGGCAGGAAATCCAGTATCAAGATATTATCTTGAAAATGCAGTCGCAGCAGGTACTGAAGTAGAAGCAGGTACTTATGCAGTCACCTCAGGGACAACCTTATATTTTGACACTGTTCATATTTCTGCATCAGGTTTAGCCAGAGTTCGTATTACTGTCGGAGGGACTGAAGTCATTCGAGCATATTGTTCTCCTACTCAGCAAACTGCAGTGGTACCATTATATCAAACTATTACAGCACCAGGAGGCTCATTAATAACTGTATATGTAATGAATCGTGAAACTACTGCAATGGATATTTCTGCATTTTGGGGTGGGCGAGAGAAGTAAGACATCATCCCCTCTTTCATTTATAGCGGAGAGTTCTTTATAGAGCTCTCCGCTTAAACTTATCGGGAGGATACCTGATGTGGATATTAATATTAATTTTGATATCAGTTATAACTATTGAAATTGAAGCAGCAGATTATGATGCAGGTCAGAAGATTAGAGGTCTTGTAGAGGTTGAACAACCCGATCCAACATTACTCCATACAACTATAGGTTCACCATTAGTCGGGAATGCTGGAACTTCAAGTATTTTCTCTTCAGATTTTCTTGGCTGGAAAGTGAAGAATATTGGCTATACTTCTGCCGTCACTGGTACAATTACGCTTACACCGAGCAGTGGAAAAAGATTATATATATATTATGTGATTATTACTATTGATACGCAGACATCTAATGCTTGTGCATATCTTGCATTCAATCCATCACCCGATATTTCGAATGCAATTGTGATATGTCCAGTGACTGCCAATACTTGTGGTGCTATAGGACGGCATACTTGTATTGCAGGAGCAGTTGATACATCATTATATTGTACAGCTCCTGCCAATTCTCATATTTCAATATGGTATACTGAATATTGAGGGGCATTATGTATAATCTACATTTCTCTTTTCTTATAACTATCTTAATATTCTTTCTCACCATAGAATATTCTTATTCTCAATTTTTCTTCCGAGGTGGAGGAGCTGGAGAAGTTACGATTACTGCAGTAGATTGGGGAAAGATTGAATTTCAACGAAAAAGCACAGCGAATTATAAGGCTGATATATATTGCCGTGTAGGCGATAGTGCAGATACTACTTCACCAAGTTGGACTACATGGAAGCTTATGAATTCAGGCGATGATATTGGGACTATAGTTGGTGAAAAGACTTTTCTTCAGCTGAAAATTGAATTTTCAAATACTAATAATCAAGATACTGCAGAGATAGGTGAAGTATTTTGTAATGTTACTACTGCAGGTATTTCTTCGGTACTCACTATTACAACTACTACTGAATGGGAAATGGGAAGTTATTCTCAATGTGCAATTTCGAATGGTACAATCACAGCTCTTAATCTTGGATTTGTAAATTGCATCAATGATGAGGGACAAGGACTTGCCTATTACCGCCAAATTACTATTACTGCTCCCTCTACTGCTGATATTCCTGCTGGCTATACCCTTGAACTCAATTTTTCTGGCTCTGATGCTAATGATATATGGAAAAAATCAATGCCTTCAGGAAATGATATCAGAATATGGTATAATGGAATTGCAGCAACTGAAACTACACTTACTTCAGATTTTGGAACATTATCCTACATCTGTAATATTTCTGCAACTACTGATTTTCCTGATTGTGGATTAATCCAAATCGATAATGAATATATAGTTTATTCACAAAAATCCGCAACTCAATTTTTTATTATCCGTCGAGGAGTAGCAGGTTCAGATCAGGTTTCTCATTCTTCAGGTACTTCAGTAAAACTTATACAAGAAATTGAACGAGAAATTGAGAAAATTTCACCTGATAATATTCAAGTTGCTTTCCGATTACGGAAAGCTATTTCAGCAGGAAATAGCGATCAATATATACTTTATTTTGGCGATAAGGATAAGAACATAGGGCTGCCACCAGGAGAGGAAGGAGTAAGTTATTTCTTCTATGATGATTTTGAAGATAATACTATCTCAGAATTATGGCAACGTAATACTGCAGCTCCCGCAAGTGAAGATAATGGCGAGCTAATTTTAAACGCAGATGCAGATACAGGTTGGGGAGTTCCTGCAATTTGGACTAAGATTATGATGAATGATTATATTATGTATTGTAGCATTCGTCAGAATGTAGATGATATGTTAGGAGATGTTAATTTTTGGGTGCTTGATCTAAATAATTACTATGCTTTTCAACATGAAACTCGTTCAAAGGGATATGATAATGATCTTGTGAAATCATCAGCAGGCTCGAAAGGTTCAATCGCAGATTTTCGTTGGGAATGGGCAGTAGGTGATTATGTCAATTATGAAATTTCAGTAATTTCAAATGCTATAAAATTCCAGCGTGGAGCACAAACAGGCGAATATACCGATGCTTCTCCACTTCAGATCACTAATCGAAAGATTGGATTTTCTGGAAATGGGAAATTAGGCGGAGTCACTCGAATAGATTGGGTTGGTGCTAAGCTCCGAATCGCTGAACATAATGATATATCGATCAGTTCAACTTCCTCAATGATTGTAAAAAATTATGCATTAGAAGGAGTTTGGATTTCACCAATTTATTAATCTAAGGAGGTATTTATGAAAAGATTTTTGATATCTTCAATGTTTTCAATTATATTATTTGGAACTATTATAATAGGCGAACTTGCTACTTACACTACAACTATGGCTCATAATCATGAGTTCTATCTTGCTTTTCAGCGTTCAGGCTTTCAGAATGGCACTCTAACATTATGCATTGATGATAAGCATATTTTCCAGAAGATTGTACGAGAAAATTACCCAATGAAAGTATGTGATCTTGAAAATTTATATTTTCTTCTTAGGGAGCTAATAAGGAAATGAAGGATATTACTACATTAGTTTGTTCAGGTTCGGGTATAAAATTTCTTGCATTTATTGGTGCGTATCAAAAATTATATGAAGAAGGCTTCCGATTCAAGAAATTTATAGGTACTTCAGGAGGTGCATTATTTTCAGCTTTTGCAGCTACAAATTGTAAACCAAAAGACTTATTGCATATTGCAGTCGAAATGAATTTTGAGAAACTTATTCAAAAGCGGAGATTTTGGTGGCTTGATTTTTTCTGGTCACCTGCAATATATTCAACTCGACGACTTGAGAAATTTCTTTCTAAGAAAATAAAAGAGTTTGGAATTGAAAGAATGTCTGATTTTCAGAATAATGTACTTTTTCTTGCAACTAATATAACGAAAAATCGAATCCTTGAAATTTCAAATAAAAATTTTCCTCATATGCCAGTTGCAAAAGCATTGATTTTTTCTATGAATGTGCCTTTTCTTTTTCGAGCTCAATGGTTTCAGGGCTCAAGGATTTATGATGGTGGGATACTTGCAAATACTCCTATTAGTTTCCTTGAGCCTAATGAAAAAGCTATAGTAATGAAAATTCAGGGAACTCAAAACTGTGAACCA